CACTTGCCTCGTACACTTCTAGCGCAGGAAATGTCCCACACTCTAACCCCATTATTTTAAACGCGGCGGGCAGAGTACCTACAGGTGAAATTTGGCTTGACTACTCTCAACTATACAAATTTATTGTAACTACAGCTACCGACGTTTTAATAGCTACTTATGATAATGTTGGTGGTAGTTTTAATACATCACCTATTATTGCTAACTTTACAGGTACAGGGTCACAAGTAAACTTTAGTTTATTGTCAAACCCCGTTAATGAAAACAGCACACAGATATACATTAGCGGTGTGTATCAGCAAAAAAATACGTATTCTGTTGCTGGGTCTATTATTACGTTTTCAGAGGCGCCGCCAAATACGGCCACAATTGAAGTTAATTATGTTTAAAGGAATATATCATGGCTGACGTTAAAATTTCAGGTTTACCCGCATCTACTGTACCTTTAGCAGGTACCGAAGTACTACCAATTGTTCAAGGTGGAACTACAAAACAAGTGTCTATCACTAACGTAACTGCGGGACGCGCAGTAGCAGCGTTAAGTGTAACAACAGATACATATAAAGCTGCTTCTTCTAGTGGCGGTGTTTTGCAAAATTCAAGCGGTACAGCTCAACTTCAGTGGGGTTCTGGCGGTGGTAACAATCTTAGCGTAGATGTAGCTATAAACATTAATCCAGCTAACGCAGCGGTAAGCATTAGTCCAACAGGTACAGGCACTGTAGCGATCAGCCCTGCTGGTGCGTTGACTATTAATCCAACCGCCGCTAGTACAATTAATAATACTTCTATTGGTGCTACTACAGCTTTGACCGGGCGTTTTACTTCTGTTACTGCTACAACAGGGAATGTTGTTATTGGCACTTCAGGTCAAGGTGTTGATTTTTCTGCTACACCAGGTACAGGTACAAGCGAGTTGTTTAATGATTACGAGGTTGGTACATGGCCCGCAGTCCTTACTGATGGAACAAATACTGTTGCTTTAGGTAACGGAACTTATACAAAAATTGGACGAAGTGTATTTTTGGTTTGCGATGGATATAGCAAAAGTATGGCAGGGTTAAATACCGCCGCAAATTTGACAATAACTGGTTTGCCGTTTACACCTGTAGCTAACTCGATTACTGCGTTTGTACCAAGTCTTTTTGTAGCAGCAACATCCTTTGTTTTATTCTGCGGTACAGACGGAAAGGTTACTCCATATAGAACAAATAACGCTGTTGATTTTAATGGCGTACCACTGTCTGTTTTTGGTAGCCCCGCAACTATGTCTTGGCTGTTTGCCGTAACTTACACCGTATAAGGATTAAATCATGGCGCTCACTAAAGTCATTTACCCGATGATTGAAGATTTCACCAATATTGGTGTAAATGCTGTTGGGCGGGATTTGCAAGACAAAGTTCGTGACATTATTAGTGTGCTTGATTACGGCGCTGACCCAACTGGTGCAACGGACAGTACAACAGCTATTGCAAATGCACTTGCTGATTGTTTGGATATTGGCGTTGTAGGCGGCGGTGTTGAGCTTTATTTTCCAAAAGGCACATACGTTTGCACAATCGTACTTGACGGGCAAAATCAAAATGATATAGGCCAATACAGTCTAACTATGAACGGATACGGCGCAACCCTCAAAGGTCGCCCTGGTGATACGTCGATCATAAAAGTTAATAACGCTATTGCGACTGTGCCAGACCCATTTCCAGGCGGCAGCATATATTTTAACGGGCTTGTGATCCAAGGATTTACTTTGGATATGACAAACATGGACGATACGGTAGACACTTACGGCATTGCGGCGCAACACAGTTATGCCTGCGCTTTACGCGATGTGGGTGTTTTATCTGACCCACCGTTGGGTGGTGGTTTGTTCCTAGGAAGTCAAACATACACTTGGACAATTCAAAACTTTGGTTGTAATAGAGTTAATATAAAAGGTTTTAACACAGCTACAAACTTGAGTAGCGTCCATAATTTTTATAACTGCGATTTAGTGCAAGTTGTTTTAGAAAATGTATTTAACATTTCATTTTTTGGCGGCGTTATTCAAGGGTCGTTAGACCATTTTGTATTTGTTAACAGCGTTCAAAACATAAGTGTTTTTGGAATGGACTTAGAAGGGCCAAACACAGGTGAAGTTATTTACAAAATCGGCACTAACTGTCGATATATCACCTCAATTGGAAATACACCTAGTGGGTATGACATTAATTCATACTCATCAGGATTTGCGCCAAACTCTAATCTTCAAGACCGACCAAACTTTGTTGGTTTAAATGGAATAGGCACTTACGGACGAGCTATCAGTCAGGGATGTGTTTCTGTTACATCGGCGTCAACGCCAATTTTTTATTTTAAAGATACAACGTCAGGGCAAAATTTTGGTTTGTTTCTTATAACTGGCGATAACGGTTCTGATGGATTCCAAGACCTTATCATGGTTGGCTTTGGTGTAGTAACAGTTATTCAATCACAAGGTCTTTATGGATCACCAGCTGTACGAGCTTACACAAGCGCAAGCAATACGTTGTTTGCAACTTACGCTACTGGCGCTACGGTAATGCGACCAGTTGTGTTGGAATTCTTGATGTCAACAATATAAAAGGTTAAATCATGGCACTGACAAAAACGTACACAGAAACAAAACAAAACTTTAATGGGCAGCTTCGAGTTGCAGATGCCTATTGGAAAGTTGAGCAAGTAATTGCTTCAAAAACACACGGCATCGCTGTTGTAAGCGTAAGTAAAAATGTTGATGGAGTTAAAGATCAGTTAACTAGCCAACAATTTACATTTACCCCAAATTTAAATGGGCAAAACTTTATTGCACAAGCATACGCGCATTTAAAAACTTTACCAGAATTTGTTGACGCAACCGATTGTTAAACCCAAGACCTAAATGGATTTTTAGGTCGGAAAAAGGAGAGCATCATGGCTTTAGAAAAAAAAGAAGTAGTAGATTTGATTGAAGTAACTGAAAACGGTGTTGTACAAGTACGCACTAAAACCGCTATTTTAGAAAATGGCGTAGAGATAAGTAGCAAGTTTCATCGCCATATTGTTGTTCCAGGCGACAACTACAGTAGTGAAGATACTAAAGTACAAGATATTTGCAAGGCAGTTCAAACAACTAGCGTTGTAGCTGCTTTCAAAGCCGCGCAACTAGCGCTTGACGGATCAAAAGTTTAAGAATATATTTTGTAACAATCGTACTGGTGCGATACACCAGGGTTTCTTAAGGAAACATTGAAATGGACGAAAGTCAAGAAGTAGTACCAGCGGAAGTATCCGCGCCAGAACAGGTGGCAACGGCTGCACCTGAAGCTGAAGAATTAGCGCCGGAGGCAGTAGAGCCAGCAGCAGAAGCACCCAAGACCTTCTCACAAGAAGAACTTGATGCCGCTATTGGTAAACGACTTGCTAGAGAACAACGTAAGTGGGAAAGAGAACAGGCAGCTAGAGCCGCTGAAAAGCAGCTTAAAACTCCAGTAGAAATTCCGCCGATTGAGCATTTTGCTTCACCTGACGAGTATGCCGATGCGTTGGCAGAACAAAAGGCAGAAGAATTGCTTGCTAGGCGTGAACAAGCTAGGATGCAGTCTGAAATCATTGAGTCTTATCACGACAAAGAAGAAGATGCGCGGAATAAGTATGATGACTTTGAACAAGTTGCATATAACCCCAAGCTTCCAATCACTGACGCGATGGCTCAAACGATTCAAGCTTCAGAAGTTGGCCCTGACATGGCTTATTACCTAGGGTCTAATCCGAAAGAAGCCGATCGTATTTCACGTTTATCGCCACTCCAGCAGGCAAAAGAATTAGGGAAAATTGAGGCTAAATTAGCTGATAACCCAGTTGTAAAAAAGACTTCGAGCGCCCCAGCACCAATTGCTCCGATTACGGCTAGATCCTCTGGATCGCCTGCAACAGACACGACTGACCCTCGTTCGATTAAATCGATGAGTACGTCAGAGTGGATTGAAGCGGAACGCCAACGTCAGATCAAGAAGTGGGAAGCGCAGAGAAACCGCTAACTATTTTTTAATTAGGACTTTATTATGTCAAATTCGATCTTAACCATCGACATGATTACAAGAAAAGCTCTCGAAATCCTCGAGAACAACCTTGTACTCACACGTAACGTAAACCGCCAGTATGATGACTCCTTCGCTGTTGAAGGCGCCAAAATTGGTTCCACCCTCCGTATTCGTCTACCAGACCGCGCTTTGGTTACTGA